TTCACTGCCGCGTTCAACGCGGTGTTGCCGGCAACCCTGGACAAGCTGATCTGGCCCCGATGCCCGTGAGTGGTGATCCACCCAGGTGCGATCTTGTTGAACTCAGGTAACAGTGTAACCTCGAACTGCCTAAAGTCAAGTAGCGTGTCAAGGTTGAACGCCCCGGACTCAGCCAGCGCCGGCGCATACTTGGCTAGGTATGTGCGTGGCCGTTCGTCGTGGTTGCCTTCGTGGACACCGACTGGGCCTGCATATACTTTGCGTAGCGGTTCGAGGAACACTTGTTTGGCTTGTTCGGAGTCAGCGAACACAGATCCCTCGAACTCGCCGGCGGTTCCTTTGTTCCACCTGGACGGCTGCGGGAAATCCATCAAATCCCCGATGTGGATTACCTCGTCGGGTTGCAGGTCACCTATGGCTTTGATGACCGCTTTGAGTGCTTTACGGTCGTGGTAGGGGATTTGGGTGTCGGAGATAACGAAGATTCGTTTACTCAATTTTCCAGCCGATCAATTTCGCGGTTGAGGTAATATCGTGCTTTCATCAAATCCTCCAAAGGATTAGGTGATTTGCGGCCTGCGCGGGCCACATACTTCACCACGTTGCCCAAGCAAAAGTTCAGATTCTCTGTCAGGTCGATCACCTGGAACCCGTTAGCGAACTGGTAGTGGTCAGGGGAAATAGGGTCACTCATCGTCATCCACCTCGTATTCCATAAGCTTTTCGAGGTCGGTGAACAAACCCAAGATCACCTTGGCGAACTCCTGGCCGTCTTTGGCGTTGTCCAGCCGGTAACCAAAATCACTCATTGTCTTCCTCCTCGTCTACCCACACGTAGTCATGTATGCGCTCAACCCATTTGGGGAACTCCATCCCCACGGAGAAGTTAAATTCGAAACGCACCGATAATCTCCTTCAACTTGTCAGGCTGATAACCAATAACCGGGTCGAACCCGTCAGCTTCAATAACAGGGGTTGACTTCACACCCAACCATCGGGTCAAATAGTCTTTTGACACTAGATCGCGGCTGATATCCACAATCTCCGGGTCAATACCGGCATCCCACATCTTGTCAATCACCCGTTTGCACGGCAGGCATCCGGGCTGCGTGTAAACAATCACCTGACTCATTTGATCCTTTCGATTAAAGCGTTCCTGCCGTGATTGACAACCAGCGAGTTCACGTCTTCCCCTGGCGGCATAGGGATCACTTTCGCGTTCGGCAACTGTTCAGCTATGGACGTTCCGAACTTCTGCCCCGCCGAGTCACCATCGGCCAGCACATACACGTCCCGGTATCCCAAGAACAGGTCTCGGAAATGGGGTTGCCATAAATGTGCCCCAGCCACCCCCACTGCGGGGATTCCGCACAGGTCGGCGGTTATCGCATCTATTTCACCTTCTGTGATAGCCACCACCGGGGTTTGTTGCATGAGGGCGGCGGTGTTGTATAGGTGCGGTTTGTCCCCTGCCACTGACATGTATTTGCCGTGCCCTTGGTGTTCGTGGTTTTGGAGGCATCGGAAACGGATCGCTATAACCCCCGCCGGCCTGAGATAAGGGATTGCTAGGTATCCGCGAAACATTTCATGCCCCGGCAAAGGATCTGCCACGAATCCAAGTTTGTATCTGTCACCGATTGACGGGTTTTGTAAACCTCTAGTCGTCAAATACTCTGATGCTGGGCTTGCGGGTAGGTTTTGGTGGTAGTGTTTGGCCGCTTGATTCAGATAGTGTCTCTGCGATTCGTTTAGCTGATGAATAGTTGATTCCTTTCTGTGTGGCGATCAGCGTCACCGGGTTGCCTTTGACTCCGCAGCCGAGACAGTTGAAGGCGTCTAGTTGGTAGGAGATTGCGGCGGATTTGATGGAGTCGGGGTGGAATGGGCACAGGGTGTGTACCCATTTCTTTCCGTTGTCCGGGGGTGGTTCCCACCCTGGGGTGAGGTATTGGATCGCTTGGGTTATCAATGGTGTTTTCCTGTGTTTGTTGTGTCGCCTGTTAGGGTTTGTCCAATAGGTTTTGAGGTTTCCTTTGTGTTTTGTGTGTTTTTGCCATTTGAACCTGCCCCTGTGTTTACCCAATGTCAAGTAAATGACGTAAGGCTAGTTCGGCTTGTTGAGGAACCACACCGTTGCCCAGCATTTTCAGTTGAGCGGTGTAAGGGATAGGGGCTTCCGATACCCAACCTGGAGGAAGGCCCATCATCCATTCAGAGAACGCCGAAGATAACTTAGGTTTACCATCTTCGCCTAGTTCGGCGGGTTCCGGGGCTGCCCTGGTGATCGTCTCCCACATCCCAATAATTTCTGTGTAGATACCCCAAGTCCCTGACCAAACACCGTCAACAAACGGAAAGTGTGTTGTTACTGAGGTTATGGGCGGGGATTTCCTGGCGGCTTGTGAAGCCGAATCCTTGTTTTTGCCGTTCTGACCTGTCGGGGTCGGTAACGATAAAGAAAAGTCTTTCTCGCTGGTGTGGTGCGCCAACGTCGGAAGCTCTGACAGAACACCACCTGACATCGAGCCCGTCTTCGGCACAGTCCCGCAGAACGGTTCCGAACCCCAAAGACCTGTGCCCTCCCACATTCTCAAAGATCGAGTATCGTGGTCGAAGTATGCGAATGGCTTGACGAATGTGCGGCCAGAGATGACGCTGATCTTTCTCCCCTTCACGTTTACCTGCTCTACTGAAAGGCTGGCAAGGATAGCCACCTGTTAAAACATCCACGGGTTCAACTTGAGCCCAATCAAGTTCAGTTATGTCACCCAAGTTAGGTATCTCCGGGAAACGGTGTGCTAATAGTTTCGCCGGGTATTTATCGTTTTCCGCGTACCAAATCAATTCACCGCCAAGTGTGTTTTTTACCGCTAAATCCAAACCGCCGTACCCTGTGCAAAGGCTCCCAATTTTCAACGCTGCCTCCACACAGAGGGTGAGTGATTGGATTCGACTTCTTCCTTCTCTTGGGTGTTTGCGTAGATACGAACCACGGGGATGCAGTGATCTTCACCCAGATCGAAAGAATCATCTTCATCGAAAGTTGTGGGGATGCCGTCGTGTGTGGAACACACAACAGGCCCGCAATACCCTTTCGCTACCCCCACAGCAATCCACTCATCTATCAACACATTAACTCCTAATGTCAAGTTTGCATGTCGGGTGTGACCCGCTCACCAATCACACGAACCGCCGGCGGCTCAGTCAAATAGTCGATACACCGCTCAAAGAACGCAATCTCATCCCTGGCGTGACCCAATATTTTCGAGTTGCAGGTCGAACAGAGCAGTCCTCTAACAACACCTGTTTTGTGACAGTGGTCAACGGACAGCTTTCGCCTAGCACCTGTGGCCCGCTGGCAGATGAAACACCTTCCCAGTTGATAGCGGTGTATCGCCCAATACTCGTCCCCCGTGATGCCGTACACCTGAATCCAACGCTGCTCCTGCGTTTGGGAACGTCTACTGGCCCTTTTCGCCCTGTGGTGTGTGGCGCAGCGTGGGCCGGGGTGCGGCGCTTTCCTACCAGTCGTGATCCCTTCATCAACACAATCAATGCAGTTCTTCCGTTTGTGCCGTCGATCCTGGGAACGATTACTTGGCCTGCGCCTAGCCGTCGTCACCTAGACACCACCCAAGCAATCAACAACACATTCGCCAACCAAATGAACAAAGCAACAGTCAACAAAACATCCAAGTTCACGATCTATCCTTAATGGTCATAGTGTCACCCCAAAAGTCCAACGCCACATAATCAAAACCAGAAGGATCAGCCTTACCCGCCCGGTTCTTCACAGTGGAAATCCTTAGGGAAGCCGGCCCCAACGGTTCGTTCACTTTATGAAGCGTCAACACCATTTCCGGCACACGCGCCAACTGGCCCTTCACACCAGAGAGCGGCACATGGCCTTCGGCATCGTTGTACTTACCCGTGACATGGTGTAGACCGACTACGCATGATCCTGTTTTGCGGGCTTTGTCGTGCAGGAAATCCATCAACGATTCCAGGCCGGCGAACGGGTTCTCATCGTTCTCCTGCCCGCCGGTACGAACATTGGTGATGTTGTCCACGATCAACAAAGCCGGGTAGTCACCTTGGAGTTCCCAATACGATTTCAGAACCTCTTTGATCCTCCCCAGGTCTGGTGATGCGTCGTACACGAACCTGATGGGTATGCCGTCGAACTTTTTACCGTGGTCCCCGATGTTGCCTGCGCGAACCATGGTCGTTGTTTCGGATAGCGGTTTCCCGGTGAGGATTGACAGGGTTCTGGATAGTTGGGTGAAAGCGTCGGAGTCCGCTGACAAATACAGGGTGGGTATTTTGGCTTTGAGTGCGTAGGTGAGGATGAGCGCGGATTTGCCGACGCCGGGGCCAGCGCAAATCAACGCCAACTGTCCTCGTAGGAAGTTCGTTCCTTTCTGTTCAAGTGTTTTCCACACTGCGGGCAGGGGGTCACCTGAGTTCCCTTTGACGTGTAGTGATTGGTTGAGGGTGAACACTGTTCTCCTAATGTCAAGTTGCGTATCTGCAAGCCCAGTTCACATCACAGAAAGCGCACTTCTTCGGGTCCGGGTCGGGGTCAAACCTTTCGGCTTGAATGTTTTCCTCAAGCCTTCCGAAAGCCTCCGACACACGTTCCCGAGTCCACTCCCCGATCCTGTACGGCACCGTGGGTTTCCCCGACTTCCCCATCCAAAAATCGCCCACCGTGGGCGGTGCGATACCGAAGCTTTCAGCCAACGCCACCCCGTACACACCTAACTGGAAATCGTCACCAGGACTGTTACCGGTCTTGTTGTCCCTAACAACCAAACCTTCCGGAGTGTCGATCACCGCATCAATGAACCCCCGAACCTGAACACCGTCGAGGTCTATGTCGAAGCCTAGTTCGATGCCTGGTGTGCCGTCCGGGGCAACCCAAATCACTTCCTTCGGATGATTCTCATACCAGCGTATGTATTTCTCACACTGATCCAAACCAATTGAGTAACGTCTCTCAATGTCAAGTTCACCGCCGTAAGGGCCGGACTTGAACCAAAACTCGAAGTTCGGTGTGACCTCGCAAGCCTGCTCGATGTGGCGGCTGTAGGACTCCCTGAACACATCCTGCATCGTTTCGAGGGTCATGGTTCGCCCGGATCGCTCGTAGGCTTCAGCAGCCTCATGGACAGCGGATCCTTGGGCTAACCAAGCAGCCGGCCTTGACCAAACCTTCACCACCCTGGACAGATAGAAGGCGTGAGGGCATCTCTGGTACAACTTAAGTTGGGACACCGACCTGTGCATCTCAAACCTTCCCAAAAATGGTCAGTTCGCCGTGACCGAACATCATCTGCTCATCCTCGATGACTTCTGTGTGTGTCACAGTGAACCCTTCAAACCTTTGTTTCACGGCCAGGTATTCGGGGTCGTCGTCCGCGACGAGGACACTCCGGTAGATGAAGCCTTCGCCGTGGTTTCGTTCGCCGGCGAAGATCCAATGCGGGTTGGCATAGCTCAAACCTTCTTCCAGTTTCATGTGTTCTTCCACTTCTCCGCTCTGTGCAGGGGGAGAGAGTGAAACATGTTGCTCTGACAAACAAGTCAGGGCAGCCGGGGCGGCAGCTTCCACAGCCTGCGGCCCTGGTCGGTCAACTGTGTGTGCTCGTTGACCCTGATGATGAGATCCCCGTCCGAGCTTCTGTGTTTCCTCCAAGCGAAACCTCCTTTGTTGCAAAACCCCGGTTCTGGGGGCAGGTTCGGGTCGTGTTCCAGCACGAAACCTTGCTGGATCTTGGTGTAGAACGTTCGCAGCGCGGCCAGCTTGCGGGCGCTCATACCTTTGCCGGCGGTAGCCATGTATTCGAGATGGTCACGGGACAACCGGTACGGGGACGTGTAGCACTGCTCACCTTTGACTTTCCACGGGTAGTGCTTCATGGCTTCTTCCCGCACTGTGAGCGAACCGTTGTAGGTGCGTTTGTGCCAAGACACCGCCTGCCTGGTGATGCCGAACATGCGGGCTATATCTGACTGCGTGTAGCCTTGCGCTTTCAAAGCTTCTATTACCGCAATGGATAGTTCTGGTGGTTTCTCGTTCATGTTATCTTCCATGATTTCCCCCTGGTATGTTGTGTGTTTTTACCCTTTCATAATACGTGTTATGGAACCTTCAGTCAAGTTCAAGCCTTTGTTATGTCTGTGGCCGGCACCCATTCGTATTCATCTGACAGATGCCAATGCACACGTATCATGCCGTGTGCGATAGCTGTGACCACGCCTTGTATGCGGTGGTGTGGTAGGTAGGTGGGGTCTACTACTGTGTCCCCTATCCTGTACCGGGTCATTTGTTCACGATTTTCTGGTACCTGGCGGTTGTGTCTTGCATGATTTCGTATGCTGCGGCCATGCCTCTAGCGAAAGGGTCTTGGTTGTCGCGGGTAGCGGCCAAACCTCCTTGGATTGCTGATTGGATAGCTTGAAGGATTTCTGCTGCTGTCATACCAAACCTTCCCATTCGGGCTCGTAAGGGTCGAAGTCGATGAGTGACCAGGACAGTTTGATGAGATCCCAGTCGTCGGGCTCGTAGCCGAACCTGAGTTGTCCATGCAGCAAACTGTCAAACCTCCTGATTGCAGTACACGTGTGGCAGACCAAGCGCATCTGTCCCTAACGTGTGGTCTGGCGCGTCAAGGCCGCAGTGTTCGCAAAGCTCAAACTCAAACCACGATTCCAAGGTATCCACAATCAAACCTCCTGTGGTTGACCATTAACAGGCATACGCCAGCAATAAAACGAAGCAACATCGTCGTCGTAATCAAGCATGTCGAACGAATCAGGGACGGTTTTGCAGATCCGCCCGTACCAGTCCAAAACTTCCTGCTCTGCGCCCTCCGCTGTGTAATTCACAGCGCAGTAACCACCGGTAAACCCAGGTGTCTCTAGCTCGATCCCTGCCACATAAACGTGCAACACAATCAAACCTCCCGTACCTGATGCCTGTTAATACCCCATGTCAAGTCAGCCCCATGCCAAGGCCCATTAGAAACCAGCAGATCGTTACCGACAAACGAAACCTCGCCGGCAGCATCAACTAAACTTGACTCGTCGTAGTGCGCTTCCTGCGCAAAGATCATCATGTCCATCAACCAGTCATCAAGACCATGCAGCGCAGCTTCAAGACTTGAATACACGTGTGTTGCGCCCACGTAGTCGCCGTTGCCGGCGTCTACCTCAACATCCATGACGTAAACATCCATACCTATCAAACCTCCGACCTCAAACCTTTCTTCTAATTCATCGTCAACATCGCTACGCCAATCCTGGGCGTCTCTCAAACCTTTGTTAAGGTGAACACCGGCAGCATTGGAACGCCGGCGTTCAAGCCTTGCTTTCAACTGCTCGGGGCTAGCCTTGCCTGGTTTCAAACCTTTGTTAGTGCCCATGCGAGTAGCAGTAACTACAGGATGGGCACACATAGTGAATGTCCCAAGGGTCGTCAAGCTTACGAACATAAGCCGGTGATGTTTCACAACCTGGACACTGTTCCAAACCTTTGTTGTGTTCACTCATTGTCTCAAACCTTTCTGTAGATCATACGATTAGCGGAATGCCCAACCAACGAACTACCCGGCATCTTCAAGCCTTTGTTGCTTACGCTCAGCATCACGTAACTGCTGGGCGGTAGCGAACATAAAGTTAATGTCGATTGTCTCCGTGTCTTTCAACTCAAACCTTTCTACCATCCCGCGTGAGCGCAACCGTGATTCATAACATCTGCAATAGCACGCCTAATATCGTGAACCGTATCTGCCATAACTGTTACGTAGTGACAACCATGTCCGCTGTCACAATCCGGCATAGCCCGGTAGTATCCGCTGCCGGCTACTCTGTCGATACTCACACCGCGATAACTACGCTGCATCAAACCAAACCTTTCATCAGACAATCCATGATACAGGGCACACCACCTACTGTCAACCCTCAAACGAAAGCTTTACGATACTCTGCCACGTCGATATCGCCCATCAGAAACTTTCGCATGATGCCGGCGGCATCCTTGGCCGGCATCGAACCATGGTCGATGCTGTGCCCAATCTCCCACACAGTTTCATCCGGCATCAGAAACCATAGCCGAATACGGTTATCAGACTCTTGTATCGCCTGATACCGGTAGCCTTGGCGTGTCCATTCCCAATACTTCATCAATGAAACCTTTCCCTGGTGTGTGTTTTGTACTGTGACGTTTCAACCCCCCGACAAGCGCTAATCCCGCTCAATGAACCAATCGAGAAACACGTCGAAATAGTCACCCGTCAACGTGCACCGACTACCCCACCAATACCCTTCGATTCGGGCACGGTTGCCGCCATCCGCGACTACCTCAATGTGAGGTCCGCCGGTACAGATGACCACGGCATACTCTCGCCCACGTTCATCGACTATCTCTAGCGGATAGTCGGAGATATCGCCGAGACCGTCGGGTAGGCACGGTTCATAAAACTCATCGACTAGCTCAGCGTAGATATCCATATCAGCGGGTAGGTTGTAGTAGTCCCTAGCCCGTTCTATCGCGTCATCCTCAGACAGTGCCACGATATCGCCGACACTAGAAACTAGCCTATCGGTAGGCTCATCTTCCCGTGGCGCATATATCGCCCACTCACCACCGTACTCGCCGGACTCGATCAATGCGGCATACCGCCGCACCGTGTCCGCAACGTGTTCACACTGCTGCCGTAGGTTGTCATCATCGCGTGTCATTAGTACCCTCTCAGTTGCTTTCTAACGGACATACCGACGTCGGGGGTAGGTTGACTACCCCCGGCGCCGACAAACCCGCTAGGACGCGACTAGGGCATCTAGAGTTAAGTCGATGACGTAAGGGTCATCATTCCAGCGTGACACGGTTACCGTGTCACCGGCATTAGCCACAATCCAAGCAACCACGTCGTCAGTGTGAAACTCGACTGCGCTAACGTCGATGAAAGTCGGATAGTTGTCGATGATGCCGTAGTTACCGCCGGAGAACGTCAACTCATCGAGTACCGACAGCGCATGGTCGGTTAGGTCATCGACGCCCAGAGCCTTAGACAGCGCAACCTGGGCGTCGTAACGCCCATACAACTGCCAGTGCTCGTCAATCATCTGCATCTCTACCTCTGAATGTAGAGAATCATCGAGTACCGGATAATCCATAAGCGCGCTGATAACGTCCACTAGATCATCAGGGGCAGGGTCATCGAGTCCTAACCCAATCGAGTCGATGTTAGACCACGTATCCGTGTGGATATCGTAGTCTTTCCAGTCATCAGACAGCCGTCGGAAATTAGACACGCTCATAGGGTCGTCGTAGCCGTGTCGATCGCGGTCACCGACTAGGCCAGTCGAGAACACCAGACGATCCTGGTAACCCGTGCGGTAAGTGTTCTGCACTTCCGCAACGTGGTCAATCATTTTACGCCAACCGTGTTTGCCGTCGTCGCTGCCGAACTCTGCTGCCAACGCTTGCCGCACTGTCAATCCTGCCATTGTCATACCCTTTCGATTGTTTCTAGTTGACATACCGGATACCGGGCTAGCCCGGTAACCGATAAGCCGACTAGCGCACCTAACGTCAAGCAACCACGATAAGGTCATCAACGTAAACCGTCTCACGCTCACGGAAATCCGACCACGACTCTGCATCCCATTCAACATCGACCTGAAGAAGATGGGGTGCGAACCGTGACACCTGTACCGGCCTAGAGACAACCGTGCCGACCCACTCCGAACCATAAACACGGTAGGTCGTAGCGTCGATGACACGGGTACCGACAGCGAACATGTTTCCTACTTTCATCGAGTGACGTTGACGATGTTCAAGGTACGGCAACGTACACCTAACGTCAACGTGACGCTAGTCACACTGGTCTAGGTTGATTCCACACTAGGTACCCGCTAGATTCGACAGCATGAAAACAATCTGCACCATCCCCGGACAACCAACTATCAACATCGCACGCGATTACAGCGAAGCGCTCGCACTGTTTTCCCGCGTCGCCGAATACCAGGGCATCGACTCGGCAGTGCACTTCGGCGGGACTACCGTCGTCGCCGGTAATACCGTCATCGGCTACTGCCACGACGTGAGCGACTACAACGGGGTAATCGCGTTGAAATCCGCCGCCGAACTCGATGCGAACGGCTACCGCCCGCACGCTGAAGAAATCCGGCGGCAAGTAGGGCAAGCCGAAGCAATGGTGCGTAACCCGTGGGATACCGAGTCGAACATCGCCGGTAAGCGTTGGCTTGCCGATATCGCTGAAAAATCGGCAGACGCCGCAATAGAGTCCCACATCAACCCGAACAACTAACCCCCGCCAATCGAGAAACCCCCGGTACTACGGTGCCGGGGGTTTCTGCTATCCCCGGCACTGTCACACCAGGGCACACCAGAACACGCGACAGCGTGGCATATAGACCGCACTACGGCACACGCACACCGTGTGCCACACCATCGAGCATCGACAGCGTGTGCCATCGACAGCACACACACACCACGCCCTAGAATCAACGCACACACACGCACACCCACTGCCGGGCACTGTCTACCCGACAGTGCCACTCGATGCCTCAGCGTCGACACCAGGGCACCGTACGGTGCCACACAAACCCCTAACCCCCACGGGGCTCCGGCCTACCCCCACTTCCATGACCGCCGGGTAATCCGGCTGCCCGATCCTGTACGGGTTGTATGTCGATTTGACCTGCGGTTTTGTTCATGCGACTTCTATTTGCGCTAGTAGCGGGTGGTTTTGGTCTATTTGTTCGAGTGCTTGTTCTAGTTCTCTGATTCGGTTTAGGTAGGATCTTCTTGCAAGCATTTCGGCGGTGTTTTCTCTGTGCGTTACGGGTTGTAGGTGTTCTGGGTTGACGCATTTGGTGTTGGCGCATTTGTGGTGCGCCGTTTGGGAGCCGAGTTCTTTGCCGTGCTTTGCTTCGAGGCTGATTCTGTGTACTCCGATTGTTTTTTTGCCGAACTTAACCGCTGGGTATCCATCGTTTAATTTTCCTTCCCAGTTCCAGCACCCGTTTTGGTCTTCTGCTGACCTTTTACGGATTTCTTCGATTACGGATTGATGTTCGTTCCTTTCAACAGCAATTCTTAGGGGTGATTTTACGGAGAACGATGAAGCGCATTCGGCGCTGCATGTTTTTCTTGTACTTCTATCGGGTAGAGTTTTGTTGCAGTTTGAGCAGATTTTTGTTGGCCGGCGGTGTGCGGCGGCTTCGCTTCGGGCTTTTGCCCCGTGCATTGAGGCGCATTCTGTTGAGCAGCATTTCCTTCTAGCGCGGAAGGATGTGAAGGTTTTTCCACAGACCGCACACGCTTGATTGTGTGTGGTGCTGTTGGCTCGCTGCCATTGCATGTAGTGGTTCCAGCAGTATCCTCTGGCGTTTTTACGGGGAACCAGTTCTTCGGTGCAGTCTTGTTCTTTGCAGACTCGCATGGTTGTGGCTCCCTAATGTCAAGGTGCGGGCATGGGGGTGCCCTGGTTTGTACGAAATACGGGTTGGGGGGTTGGTGTGGAGCCCTTGTGGGGCTTCCACTTTGCATATAGGTGTCCTTTTTTGATTTTCGGACATTTAAGTGAGGTTTATCACAGCGTGTCCGTTTTTTGAATATGGACACCTATATGAAAGGTGAGGGGGTAAGGGAGGGAGCGAAGCGACCGACCGCACCCCCGAGCCTTGACTTTAACTATTATTTGATTATTGATGATTGTTTTTGGCGGCAGTTGGATCTGCCGCCTTGGTTGTTTTAAGGGCCGGCTCAGCCCGGCCCCTTTTAAGATGATTGGTTTGTTTTTGGGCTGCGTGGATCGCAGCCCTTTAACCATTGATTGTTTGACCGCCGCTTGGGCGGCGGGTATCGGCAACCACATCGAGTGGTTGCCTCTATATAAAGGGGTAATGAAAATTGGGTTGGTCTTCATCATCAACCCCATTACCTCGTAACTGGAACACTATCCGCAGCCGTGTGCTGCGGAAGTCCGATGTGTGTTGTGTGTGTCATCAGCTTGGGGCTGATGAGGTCGATCATGTGGTTCCGAGGTATTTGGGTGGTTCGGACGAAGCTACGAATCTTCGTCCGGTTCATAAGGCTTGTCATGCAAGTAAGTCTTCTGCTGAGGGTCATGCTCGCCGCCGTGAGTTGGCGGCTCGTAGGAAACGTCCGCAACTGAAACATCCGGGGAGAACATAAAGTGTTTGAGTCGAGTTTCGCTGCTATGGATCAGATGATCGGTATGGCTCGCCGGCAGATGGCGGCTCACACCGGTCCCCCGGAGGAGTATCTGTCGGATCTTGCCGGTGCTTTTGTTGCGGAGGCTAAGCAGCAGCCGCTTGGTGCGGGTGCGGTGAATATGGCGGTTTCGGTGTTTCTGTTGGCTCGCCAGCAGGAGGTTATCGAGCGTCTTGTTGAGGATCTTCGGATGCGTGATGACGCTTTGAAGATGTTGTTCGATTTGGATGAAATGTAGATAAGCAAGCCTGGGGCTTGCTTTAGCCCCAGGAGGGTGATTGTGGGCACTCGCGGTCCGATTGGTAAGCGTGACGATCAGAGGATTC